TCCAAAGCGAAGGTTATCATTACGCACGATACGCAGCATACTTAAAGAAATAAAACCATGGATTGAAGGAGCTATTGATAGGCTCCTTTTTTCGTATTTTAGAAAGTGAGTGATTTTACATGAAAATTATATCAAGCGAGTCGGTGTTCAAAGGACATCCCGATAAAGTCTGTGACCAAATAAGTGACGCTATTTTAGATGCTATCTTAGCACAAGATAAGAAGGCTAGAGTTGCAGTTGAAACAGCAATCAAAGATGATCTTATTGTGATCTTTGGGGAAGTATCTACAACCGCTGTTGTGAGCTACTCCAAGATAGCTAAAGAAGTCATGAAGCAAATCGGCTATCAAGAAATCTATCGAGTCTTGGAAAACATATCAGTGCAATCGCCTGACATCGCTTTAGGTGTTGATAAAGACGACCAGGGTGCTGGCGACCAAGGGATGATGTATGGCTTTGCGTGTGATGAGTCAGAAAATCTTATGCCTATACCGATTCATCTTGCCCATGAGATATCTAAACGTATCGATAGCTTACGTGAGCTTCGTTATGGTGACTTGTTTGGTCCTGATGGAAAGTGTCAGGTTTCAGTTGTATACGATGACTTTGATAGACCGGTTAAAGTAGACACTATTGTAATCTCAACTCAAACGAAACCAGGTGCTTGTATCGGTTTAGTAAAAAGAGTCTTGTACAAAGAAGTACTAGAGCCTATCTTAGGTATTAACATCATGGAAACAAACGTATTGATTAATCCAACCGGAAAGTTTGAGATTGGTGGTTCATTTGCAGACGCTGGTTTAACCGGTCGTAAGATTATCGTTGATACTTATGGCGGTTACTCTAAGCATGGCGGTGGTGCTTTCTCTGGAAAGGACGTAAGCAAGGTTGATCGCAGTGCGGCTTACTATGCCAGATACGTAGCAAAAGCCCTTGTAAAGGCAAATTTAGCCGACAGGTGCGAAGTCTGTGTATCTTATTCCATTGGAGTAGCTAATCCAGTCGCTGTGTCGATTGACACGTTTGGAACAGGAAAAATATCTGACGAAGCTTTACTGTTGTTGGTTAAAGAACACTTTGATTTCACACCATCAAACATTAGGAAAGAATTAGAATTAAATAATTTGAAATTTCGAGAGTTAGCAGCGTACGGACACATGGGTCGTGAGGATTTAGACGTTCGATGGGAACAGGTAGATTTAAAAGCGAAAGAAATCAAGGCGTCATATGAAAAAACCAAAGGTACTCCATAACTTTTATAAGTCAAACGCATGGCTAGCTGCTCGTGAATTAAAGATAGTAAACGTCAATGGGCTATGTGAGAGATGTGGAAGCATTGGAATCGAAGTGCATCATAAGAAAAGATTAACAGTTCATAATGTAAAAGATGCATCGATTAGTGTCAATCAAGATAACTTGGAGTTGCTGTGTAGAGATTGTCACAACAAGGAACATAAGCGGTTTAGCAATAAAGCTAATTTTGACAAAGATGGAAACTTGATAAATCCAGAAAAGCCTCAATAAAATAAACATAGTTTGATATAATGTTTATAAATGGGGTGAAAAAAGCAATGAAAAAAAACATCAAGCGATTTATAAAATATTTCGGAATACTGGTTTTAATCATTTTGCGATTACTATTTGAAGAGGTTAGTAGTAATATCATTTTTAATTTGAATGAGATATTGAATGTCACTATAATGGTTGCCATTTTAGTAGCAATTAATTTAGAATTCAATGTGATAAAGAAACTAAAAATTAAAGTTAAAGCGTTTTCTGATAATGAGGTAAATATCAATGTTAACAAAAGTAAGGAGAGTAAATCATTTAAAGCTCAGAATATGCAGGTCATAATGAATGAATCGATGAAAACGAATTTTTTACACGATCAAGACAATAAACTTCTTGATGAAATAGTCTCTGTCATGGAACCTGTTTACGAACATTTCAGGCATACTGATTTATCTACTTTATATCCTGTTAATTTATTTGATCAATGGCTAGTATTTGAAGGGTCATTTAACAGAATTGGAGTTCATTTTGTGAATAAAAAGCTAGATAAGTTACGATTGGAATTAGTAGAAGCAGTAGAATCATTTACTTCTTTATTGGTTGTTAACAATGAATGGAAAGACAGTAAGAGAGCTGGAACATTCTATTGTTTAGATATTTTGGAAAATAAACAGAACAGTTCTCAATTTGAAAAACACAAGAATGATTATTTAAAATTGAACGATCTTATTTCGAATGTTTTCGTTAAGTACAACGAGTTGATGGAAACTAAATACGAAATTCTTAGAACCCCCCAATCATGATTTTCTTAAGCAGCTGGGGTACCGCACGAGGGGACCATTAAAATACGGGGAGTAATTTTTTTGAAAAACTGGCAATTTTATGAGGTGATGTATTGGAAAAACTAGAGAGATATATTAAAGACTTAAGTATGAAGATCAATGGAATAATTGAGGATGACGTCGTGGGAAGTAGCGCTGCAATGGTTCAAACTTTGACAAAGGACTCAAATGATGATGTTTTTATTCTGTTTAATAAAACTGCTGAACAACAAAATAAATACTCAACCAGTAGAAGGATTTTAAACCTCTGCATAATTCTCGATGAAGATACTAAGGGTATAAATCTATTAAAATTATTAAATTTAATCAAACATAATCCATTAAAATATGGTGAAGGAGAAAAAAAATTTAATAGTATCTATGAAAACTCATTATCTTTAATTAGAGCAATTAAGAGTAGTAAGACATTTGAGGAATGGATATACTTAAGAGACAAAGTTATAGCCCATAGAGATTATAATTTTAACTCTAATAATATAGAACTTAATGTAGGTGTGGCTTCAAAAATAATTGAATTTGTACTTATAATTTTTAACGATATTTTACAATACTGTGGTAAGGATAAAATTGAAGAACCTAACTACAATGAAAAGAGTTCTTTGTATAAACTTTTTGTATTGATGACAGACGAAACTAAAAATTAGATGCATCCCAGTTTTAGCAAGGCATAATTAAAATTTTTAGAACTAGAGGCGGCAAGGTTGTCGCTTTTTTATTTACTATATACGCTTTTTGAGCGATATATAGTATAAAAATAGAAGGTGTTATAGTGGTAAAGATTGATGACAAAACCAAAATTGATTATATGAAAGATGATGAACACTTCAACGATAGAGAAGGCATTATTGAGTTTATAGATTCAAAAAACCAGTTACATGGAACTTGGGGAAGTTTAGCGGTGATTCCAGAGGTTGATACATACACGGTTATTGGGCGGGTTAATGATGATACATAACAAGTCCATAGAAAACGAGTATAACCGTTTAAAAAGTCTATTTAGATCAATAGAAGAAAATAAAAGCAAGCTTGTTGATAACCTCATTCAACAAGCTGCTTTTATGAAAGTGGAACTAGAAAAACTTCAAAGCCAGATATTAAGACATGGCGCAGTGCAAATATCATCCAAAGGTGCACAAAGGCAAACAGAAGCGGCTAAATATTACACCAAGCTTGTAAACTCTTATGGAACTGTTATAAAGACACTCAACTCAATTTTAGCGAAAACAGTCGATGATGATGAAGATGAGTTTGATGCATTCATTAAGCGAGCCATTGATTGATGAATTATCTATTAGAGTATTTTCAAAAAATAGAGACGGGTGAGATACTTGTTGGCCAGGAACTTAAAAATGTGCTTGATGATCTTATTGATGATTTAGATAATCCTAGATATACCTTTGATGAGAAACCTGGTAGTTTACGCATTGATTTCATTGAAACGTTTTGTAAACACACTAAGAGTCCATTTAACGGTATGCCATTTATCTTAGAACTATGGGAGAAAGCCATCCTTCAAGCAGCTTATGGATTTAAAATGACAGACACTGGCTTGAGAAGATTTAATGAGGTAATTCTGCTAATTGCTCGTAAAAACGGTAAGACTACTTTTATTGCGGGAATAGACTTAGCAGAGTTCTTTCTTTCTCAGGGTGGTGTTGATATTGTATGTGCCTCAAATACTACAGAACAAGCAAACATCCTGTTTGAAGAAATCAATAACATGCGCGAGCAATCCAAGTCACTTTCAAACGAGAAAAGAAGTAAGAAAAACATCTTCTTTATATACTCACCTAAAACCAAAAATAAAATAAAAAAGCTATCAGCTCAAAGTAGAAATAAAGACGGATACAATATCGAAGTAGGTTGTATCGATGAAGTTCATGAAATGACAGACTCAAAAGTTTATGATGCCATCAAGCAGAGCCAATCAACAAAGAAAGAACCGCTCATATTTATCATAACCACTGAAGGGACTACCGTTGGTGGTTTTTTAGATAACAAACTCGATTACTGTCGCCGCATGATTAAAAAAGAAATCAAAGATGAACGTGTTCTTCCTTGGCTCTATACACAAGACTCAATACGTGAGATTTACGACGATCCAGCGACGAGACAAAAGAGTAATCCAAGTTTAGGAACAGTTAAACTAGAGTCTTATTTGGATGATTTAATGAATAAATCCATGAATGACCTATCAACAAGGGTAACGATGCTTTGTAAGGACTACAATATCAAGCAAGTCGACCAAGGTTCATGGTTAACATTTGAAGAACTTAATAATGAAACTCTGTATAAACTTGATGATTTAAGAGACTCCTATGCAATTGGTGGTGTAGATTTATCCTCAACCACTGACTTAACAGCCGCAGTACTGTTGATTCAAGATAAAGATACAGGTCGGAAGTTTGTTATTCCACACTTCTTTATGCCACAGGAAGTATTAAACAAACGCATTGAAGAAGATAATGTTCCTTATGATATTTGGGTTAAAAAAGGCTTTATTACATTAACTAACGGAAGCCAGAACGACTTTTCTCTAGTCACAAAGTGGTTCCTTAAAATGATTAGAGAATATGGTGTCAGGCCACTTTGGATCGGTTTTGATCCATGGAACTCTGCTTATTGGGTTAAAGAAATGGAAGAATCAGGGTTCAACATGGAAAAAATAAGACAAGGAATTTACACCTTGTCTGAACCAATGAAACAGCTAGAAGCAGATTTAAAAAACAACATCATAAATTACAATAATAATCCAATCTTAAAATGGTGCTTATCAAATACTCAGGCAAAGGTAGACTTGAATGGAAATATCCAACCTTCTAAACTTGGAAGTAAGTATAAACGAATTGATGGAACAGTTGCTCTTATCATTGCTTATGCAGTTTTAAATCGGTATAAAATCGATTATGAAAACATGTTATAATTCTCTTATTAGGGAGTGATAACATGGGCGATGAGTTTTTAAGTCATGTTTTAAATAATCATTTGATTAAACAGGAGATAAAAAGCAAAAAAAAGTATCTAAGTGATCTCCACTATGCTATAAGTCGCAGTTTTTCCGGACGTGTTGGTGTTGAAATATCAAATAACTTTCTTTTTGAAGCTGAGCATATGGTTGCCAATTCAATCAAACAGTACGAGGAAGGGTATTTTGATGCGGCATTTTATAGTTTAAGAGCAGTATTAGAGTTGTTTATGTTAATGGTGTTTTTCATTGAACATCAAGAGTCTGAACTAAATACACTAATTAAGAAGTGGGACAATTTAGAGAAGATGGATACATATTCTAGAATGGACTCATATCTTAGCAAAAATAGTGAGTTATATAAAAACATTAAAAGGAACATGTCGGATTATTTTGATTCAATTAAAGATTTGAACAAAAATTTAAACAAAAAAGTTCACAAGCAAAGTTTTATAAACCTATATACTAATAGGTCTCACCCTTTACATGGTAGAAAGTATAATTTGAATGAAGAACTCAGCTTTTTTGAAAGTTCTGTGAAAAAAATAATAGGTGCGGTCGTAGTTTTTAGACTTTTGATTGATCCAATGCCAATTTTGCTTATGGATGAGGAAATCTACCTGAGAGTTAGAGACACATGGTCTGGACCTCTGTCAAACCATTTTATCGCAGATTACATTGGATATGACCATATAGAATCATATAAAAATACTGACATATATAAGGCGCATTATAATGAAATAATAAATGAAGTAAAATTATATGAATCAGTAGCATTTTTGGTTAAGTATAATACTATCGATTTAAGTAAAAAAGAAGAAATAGAAGAACAGTTTGAGCATTTATATGATATCTCTAAACTTGCTTATTTAATTGCAAAGATATCAGATAAAATCTATGCAATTGATATACATAACGGAATGTACAAGTTTATGACTAGCAATATACCAAAAGAGAAGCAACCATATATTAAAAATATGGAGTATCTTAGATATTTGGACTTGCAAGAAATAGTTTTAAATAGTGTTTTTCAGGATATCATTGTTTCTATTTTTCCTATCCAGCATGGCAACATTTTTATAGAACAATCGGAGGAACTTTCCCAGGACCAGCTACTTAGAATTAAAGATTTAATTGAGAAGTATAAAAATTTGATTTAGGAGTAAATCATGCCAATATTCAAACGAAAAAGAAAAACTGGATCCACAGAATTATTCACCCTATCCAGCAGCTCAAATAGTATGTTTATACCATTTGGCTCAAATATATCAAAAAGCGATGTGGTAAAAATCTGCATCGATAGGGTTGCTAGTCAGTGTGCCAAGCTAAAACCAAGATACATTAAAAACGCTGCTGATAACACGATTACAGAGAAGAAAGGCACGATCGCCTTTCTCTTGAAACACAAACCGAATCCACTCATGACACCGTACCAATTTATCTACAAGACTGTGACATTGTTGTTGAAAAACGACAATGTTTTTATTTACCCGATGTTTGATAAACGGACCCATGAACTTAAAGCGCTATATCCACTGCGTCCAATCACTGTTGAACCTATTCTTGACAACTTAAATAGCACTTACTTAAAATTTACATTTGAAGATGGCCGCGACTTCACGTTGCCTTATGAGAACGTCATTCATTTAAAACGCTTTTATGGTTCAAATGATATCTTTGGTGGTAGTGGATCTAGCGGTGATCATGAGGCGTTGCTCAAAACTATCAAGATAAATGATAATGTCCTTCAGGGTATCGATAATGCTATCAAAAGTTCACTTCAGATTAAAGGATTACTTAAGATGAACGGCATGCTATCAGATAAAGATAAGTCAAGACAAAAAGATGCCTTTGATGAAGCCTTAAACGATGCGATAAATCAAAAAGGTAGTTCCATCGTTCCTGTAGATTTAAAGGCAGATTATATCCCGATCCAAGTTGATCCTAAACTTATCGATAAAAACACCTTAGAGTTCTTACAGTCTAAGATACTTGATTACTTTGGCGTGTCAGTACCTATTTTCACAAACAAATACACTGAAGATGAGTTCAACTCATTTTATGAGTCCACTATTGAGCCTTTAGCTATTCAACTTAGCGAGGCTTTTTCTTTGGGCTTACTTACTGATAATGAGTTATCAAGAGGTGAAGAAATCATCTTTTATAGTGAACGTCTTCAATATGCATCATGGAACACAAAAGTAACTGCCATTGAAAAACTCATGGGACTAGGCATTATGTCCCTAAATGAGTCGCGAGCATTACTAGGGCTAGAGCCCGTTGAGAATGGTCATAAACGCTTGCAGTCATTAAATTACGTTGACGCTGATAAAGCGAATATTTATCAAATAGGAGAGGAGCCAAAGAAAGATGAAAGTAACGATTAACGGGAAAGTAAATCCTGAAGCTCTAAAAGTTAGTTTAAATGAGCAAAAGCAAAAGTGTAAAGCAATAGATGAGTTCTGCAAAGAAAACAAAGTGTCACAGCTTTTTTATAAAGATAGTGAACTTGAGTATGAATATGAAAAATCCAATGCCAAACTAAAGGTGGAAACAAGAAATGGCTAAACTAAAAGAAACAAGACTAGCAGAAGTTAATTTTCAAGAAGCAGAAGATGGTGTCATGACCTTAGAAGGTTATGCCATCGTCTTTAATCAAGAAACGCTAATCGGTGATGAAGACTATGGTTTCATTGAAGAAGTTGACGCATGTGCATTAGCTGAATCGGTTATCAAAGACGTACCCATGAAGTATAACCACATGGATAATTTTTTAATTATCGCAAGAACTAAAAACAACTCATTTCAACTGTCGATTGACGAAATTGGTCTTAAAGTAAGAGCAGAACTCTTAGACACCAATACCAATCAAGACATCTATAAAATGGTTAGAAGTGGATTGCTTGATAAGATGAGCTTTGCATTTACGGTTGATGAGCAAGAGTGGAACTATGAAGGTAAAATCCCCAAAAGAAAAATCACAAAAATTAATCGTTTGTACGATGTGTCGGTCGTGGATACACCGGCTTATGATCAAACGAGTATCTATGCACGATCTTTAGAGTCTATGGAGTTAGAACTAAAGGCCATGGAGTTGGTTAAAACGCAAGAGCAAATCGATGTGATTAAACGAAAAATCAAAATAAAAACACACTATTAAAGGAGCTAAATCAGATGAATTTAGAGAAAAGAAAAAAAGAGATTGAACTACGTCTTAAAGAAATCAGAAATCTTGTAGAAAAAGAAACAAGTCTAGAAACCCTAGACGCGTTTGAAAAAGAAAGTGATACCCTCCAAGAAGAACGCATGGTCATCGAAAGAAAAATGAGTCTTGCGTCTAAAGTCGAGTTTAACCCAGTCATCATTGAAACAAAATCAACTGAAGCAAAAGAAGTGTTAGAGCTTCGTGGTAAAAGCCTTAAAGAAAGTCGCGTTATTCAAGTATCGAGTGATGAAGTATTGCTTCCAGAGCATACGGACAAAGCAATTGCACCGTATCCTTATGCACAAGTTTCAAGCCTTGTTGACAAAGTTAAAGTGGTTAATCTTACAGGTGGTGAAACATACAAGAAATCGTTTGTTAAGTCTAATGGTGTTGCAGGCCTTACAGAAGAAGGTAAACCTTACAGTGAAACAGAGCCTGAGTTTGGTTATGTGACAGTCACCAAAACTAAAATCACTGCCTATACTGAAATCACAGAGGAACTTGAGAAACTTCCTGATTTACCGTATCAAGCAGAAGTCCTAAGAAACATTAACATTTCGCTTAAAAAGAAAATCTCACAGCAAATCCTTCATGGTCAAGGTTCATCTAACACGTTCACCGGTATCTTTAGTGAAAACGCACTTGCCTTAGCCGATGCCACGCCACTTGAAGTTACCACGATTACTGACAGCACTCTCGATGATATCATCTTCGCTTATGGTGGGGACGAGGAGATTGAAGGCGGCGCAGTATTGATCCTAAACAAAAATGATCTCCGCGCATTTGCTGGTCTTAAAACGAATGAAGGTCGCAAAGTGCATTCCATCGATTATATTAATCAAACGATTGACGGTATTCCTTATATTATCAACTCAAACTGTAAAGCTTTAGCGGATACTAATACAGCAGATGGTGATTACTGTATGGCTTATGGTGCACTTCAAAATTATGAAGTCCCAGTGTTCTCGCCAGTTGAGATTGGTAAATCAACGGATTACAAATTTAAAGACGGCATTATCTGTTATAAAGCTTCAGTGTTTACAGGTGGAAATGTTGTCGGGTACAACGGCTTCCTAAGAATTAAGAAAAAAGCCGCGTAGATAAGGAGTGATTTTGGTGTTGTTAGAAACAGTCAAAAAGGCATTGCTGATTCC